TTCAACATGCTGACACTCCAGAACCAAGAAGCAGAAGCCATCTCCGGCGTAAAAAGCTTCTCTGGTGGCATCTCCGGCGACGCTTACGGTGACGTGGCGGCCGGTATTCGCGGCATGCTGGATGCGACTGCAAAGCGCGAGATGGGTATTCTAAGACGCTTTGCAAACGGCATGGAAGAGATCGGCCGCAAGATGATTTCCATGAACCAGGCGTTTCTTTCCGAAGAAGAAGTGGTTCGTGTCACCAACGACGAGTTTGTGACTGTGCGTCTGGAAGACATCCAGGGCGAATACGATCTGAAGGTGGACATCACGACACCCGAGATTGAAGAAGCCAAAGCAGGCGATCTTGGTTTTATGCTGCAAACGATGGGGAACACCCTGCCCTTCCCGGTCACAAAAATGATCATGACAGAGTTTGCCCGCCTGAAACGTTTGCCAACGCTTGAGCATGCGCTGAAGACCTATCAGCCTGAGCCAGATCCAGTGGCCGAAAAGCTTCAAGAACTCGAGATTGCAAAGCTGGAAGTCGAGATTGCCGAGACCCGCGCAAAAGCGATGCTAGCACAAGCCAAAGCACGGACAGAAGGCTCAACGGCAGATATGAAAGATCTGGACTTCCTCGAGCAGGAAAGCGGAGCAAAGCAGGCCCGTGATATTCAGCGGCAAGAAGCCCAAGCTGAGGCCAACCAGATGCTGAATATTTCCAAGGCACTCTTGGCTTCACCAGACAAAAGACCGCGGGATCAAGACCTGATGACAGCAATTGCAATCCAGCAGGCATCGAAAGCTTCATAAAGGCCTAATTTCCGTCTCTGGAGTCACATTGGACTGGTGTGATTTGATGTGGTGTAACTAAGTGGCATTCTAGCTACACCCCACAGAGAAAGCAGGACGATATGATGGATATGAACGACATAGAGACGATTGAAGTTTCGATTGAAGAAGCGATGAAAGTCGTAAAGCGCGGTGACGCGCTGGAACGGTTGATGAAAAACCGCGACTTCAAAATGCTGTTCCTTGACGGCTACTTCAAAGAAGAAGCCCATCGCCTAGTAAGCATTTCTGCCGACCCGACATTGAAGCAGCATCATTCGGAAATCATGGACAGCATTCGGGCTATTTCCATGACGCAGCAATACACTCAACTGGTTGCACGCATGGCCGATATGGCGCGCCAGCAGATCGAAGATCTGCAAGGCGAGCGTGACTTCCTTGAAGAGCAAGAAGAATAAAGGAGATCTGACACATGGACGGATCTACTTTGAACGGCAAAGACATCAGCGACCTCAGTGATGAGGAGCTGATGGGCATGTCTTCTCCCGACAGCTTTACTCTGACTGAAGAGGCTGACAATCAACCAGTGACGCTTGAAGAGTCTCTTGGTTCAGGAGAAAATAATGACGACCCTTCCCTTTCCACAGAAAACGAAACCGACACTGACGAAGATGCCGGAGAAGATCGTTTTGAGGAAGCTGGGGAAGAAGTCGAAACCGCAAGCGGTGATGATAGTGCTGAAGGAGAAGACGAAACTGATCCTCATACAGAACCATCCGCAGCCGTAGACCCAGAGGCGCCTCAAACCGATCAGGACGTCAAAACCGACCCTGAGAAAAAAGAGGACGTCACAGACTACGAGCATCTGTACAAGCAGATCATGGCTCCTTTTCAGGCCAATGGTCGGCAGTTTGCACTAAGCTCTCCTGAAGAGGCTGTGCAGCTCATGCAGATGGGCGCAAACTATACCAAGAAAATGCAGGCATTGGCTCCAAAGATGAAGCTGATCCGCATGCTTGAAAAGAACGAGCTGCTCGACGAAGCAAAGATTTCATTCTTGATCGACCTCGACAAGAAGAACCCTGATGCAGTCGCAAAGCTTGTCAAAGATTCCAATATCGATCCAATGGATATCGATACTTCGGAAGCGCAGGCCTACAAGCCTGGAAACCATCGCGTGAGTGATGATGAAATGGCGTTCTCTGATGCCCTGTCAACTGTCATGTCGACAGAAGGCGGCAAGGAAACTGTCCGGACTATCAACAGCTCGTGGGATGAATCCAGCAAGCAGGCCGTTTACAAAGAGCCGTCTCTACTGACCTTGATCGACACCCACAGAGCAAACGGGCTGTACGCTCGAATCTCTGCTGAGATCGACAGGCAACAGATTTTGGGGCGCCTGACCAATATCCCGTTCATCGAAGCTTACAAGCAAGCTGGGACAGAGCTTCAGCAAGCTGGCTTTTTGAGCCCAACACCCGCTCCTGCGCAACAGGACAACGGGAATGTTGAGCCTGCAAAAGTAACCGGTCGCCGAGAAGCCAACCCGGGTCGCACGAGTTCTCGTGTTTCGAACGGAGAACAAGCCCGCCGTGTGTCACCGGCACCCAACGCGGGCAAAACCGTCAAGAAAGCCATCGATCCGTTTGATCTGACCGATGAGCAAATCATGGCAATGAAGTCCCTCAAGGTCTAAGAAAGAGACCCCACACAATGGCTATGAATTATAACGCCCCGAACACCACTGCCTCCACTATTGAAGGCTCTGGTTCCTCGCAAATGAACACGTTCTTCTACTGGCGCAAAGCGTTGGTTGAAGCGACCAAAGAGATGTATTTCAGCCCGCTGGCTGATGTCGTTTCGATGCCAAAGCACATGGGTAAGTCCATCAAGGTCTACCACTACATCCCATTGCTCGATGATCGCAACGTCAACGACCAAGGTATCGACGCCGCTGGCGCGACGATTGCTAATGGTAACCTCTATGGTTCGTCCAAAGACGTGGGTACCATCACTGGCAAACTGCCTCTCTTGGCTGAAAACGGCGGCCGCGTGAACCGCGTTGGCTTTACCCGTCTGCAGCGTGAAGGCGCTATCCAGAAGATGGGTATGTTCACTGAGTGGACCCAGGAAAGCCTGGACTTCGACTCTGACGCTGATCTGTACGAGCACATCTCGCGTGAGCTTGTCACAGGCGCAAACCAACTGACAGAAGCTGTTCTGCAGAAAGACCTTCTGGGTTTTGCAGGCGTGACTGTTTTCACTGGCGCAGCCACACAAGACTCTGAAATCTCCGGCGAAGGTGCTGATCCAAGCATCGTGACCTACGAAGATATGATGCGTCTGAGCCGTATCCTGAACGACAACCGGACCCCAAAGCAGACCAAAGTTATTGCTGGTTCCCGCATGATCGACACCAAGACGATCGCTGCTGGCCGTGTGATGTACATTGGCTCTGAGCTGGAATCGACTGTCAAAGGTATGACTGATCTGTTTGGCAATGCCGCCTTTGTCCCTGTGCATCAGTACGCCAATGGCGCTGGCACAACCATGAACGGTGAAATCGGTACAGTCGACGAATTCCGTATCGTTGTTGTTCCTGAAATGCAGCACTGGTCAGGCGCTGGTGCAGCCGAGGACACAAACCCAGGCTACATGGCAACTGGTGGCAACTACGACATCTTCCCAATGCTCGTTGTTGGCGAAGGTTCCTTCACCACAATCGGTTTCCAGTCTGGTGGCAAGAGCTTCAAGTTCAAGATCATGACAAAGATGCCCGGTGAAAAGGTTGCCGACAAAACAGATCCATACGGTGAGACAGGCTTCTCGTCCATCAAGTGGTACTATGGCTTCCTGGGTCTGCGTAACGAGCGCATGGGCCTGATCAAGACCGTCGCTAAAGTCTAAGGCACTGTCCTAAGACAGCCCTGACCAGAGTATCTGGTCAGGGCATTTTCAGGCCCCCATGGAAAGATTAAAAAATGAGTGACACCGTCAACACCCCCGAGAACACAGAGACAGGCCCTGATGAGCTGACGCTGCTGAAGAAGCGCGCAGACACGATGGGTGTGCAGTATCACCCCAAAATTGGTGTTGATGCGTTGAAAGCAAAAATCAATGAAGCTCTTGCGGGAACACCGCCAGAGGCTCAGACAACTGATCAAGGGCAAAAGGCCCCTGAGCGGGAACCAACGGCTACCGAGAAGCGTTTGGCTCTACGTAACGAGATTCGCGCCAAAGCTTTAAAGCTTGTGCGTGTTCGCGTGGCAAACATGAACCCTACCAAGAATGATCTGGAGGGTGAGATCTTTACAGTCGCCAACAAGTACATCGGCGAAGTAAAGAAATACATTCCCTACGGTGAAGCGACCGACGGCGGCTATCACATTCCGATGTGCATTTACAATTTGCTGAAGTCGAAAAAGTTCTTGCAGCTGCGCACTGAGAAATCCCAGACCATCGGCAAACCGGATGCTGTGAAGCAACGCTGGGTCCAAGAATTCAACATCGAAATTCTGGAACCGCTCACCAAAGAAGAGCTGGCTGATCTGGCTCGTGTGCAAGCTTCACGGGCAGATGTGGACGATTAATCGTTTGCCCCGATGACCTTACAACAGGCGCCTTTCATTACGAGAGGCGCCTTTTTTGAAAGAATAGAGCCATGACAGCAGACACAGAAATCACAGAGTCCATCGGACACGCAAATACGATCTTTTCAGCCCTGACAAACGGCTTAGATCTTACGCTGCCTGTTGTTGACTTGACTGCCGCGGAGTATCAACCGCCGAGCCAAACCGACAATCCGCTGTATGTGGCGCCTGCCGGTCTTAAGACAAGTGATCTTACAACCAGTGCTTTGGATGGCGCAGGTGTTTTTGATGAGCTGATGAAAGCTCTCAACGCCCATTTTGAAGATCAGTTTGTAAAAGGCCGCATTACCGGTGCCGACTATGCACAAGCATACATTGGCGCTACTCAAGGCGCGCTTTCCACTGCTGTACAGTTTCTGTTAGGACGGGATCAAGCTTACTGGAATGCACAGTTGGCTCAAATGCAGGCACGGGTGACTGAAGCGGAAGCTGTGAATGCTGCTTTGAGAATTGCACAGACCCAGGCTGACGTAGTCAATGCCCAGAGCCAGGCGCTGACTTCACAGACGCAATATGCCCTCACAAAAATGAAGCTGACCACAGAAGCTGTTGCAATCGAGCAAGGTGAAGCGCAGGTCGAACAAATCAAATATCAGACGCTCAGTTTGATGCCTGAGCAGCTCAACAGTCTCTTGGCTGACAACAGCATTAAAGCCTATCAGCTGAGTGCAGTGCTGCCTAAACAGGTCGAGACGTCATCTGCAGAAATCTCACGTTTGACAGCACAGACAGATCAAACGCTGTACGAGACGACCAATATTCTTGTGGCGCAGCATGCCGGTCTAAACAAAGACAACGCAATCAAGGATTATCAGCTCTCAGATGTTCTGACAGCGCAAGTGGCCGGCGTTATTGAAGATACCCAATCCAAAGCTTATCAGCGGACATTTCTTCTGCCGGCACAGCTGGACAATCTCAACGAGCAGATCGAAGGCAACCGCGCTAAAACACTCGACACGCGCCGCGATGGGACAACCGTCACTGGCTCAGTCGGCGTGCAGAAAGATCTGCAGAACGAGCAGATCACAAGCTACAAGCGGGATGCTGAGACCAAGATGGTCAAGCTTGTAATCGATACGTGGATGCTGCAGCGCTCAACAGACGAAACGCTACCGCCGCCTACCTCGATCAATGACAGTGCGCTCAACGCGCTGATTGGCGGTCTACGGACAAACCTGGAGATCTAGGTTGGGCCTGTTTTCAAGCAGTAAAAAAACATATGTCGCCTCCTCAGTCTGGAATATGGCTGGGGAGTACGACACACGTTTCAAAGTCCTGCCCAACATTGTTGCAGGCATTGTCATGGGAAACGTGTCTTGGGATTTTGGTAACAGAATTCGGACTGGCTTGATGAGTTCAAGCGCAGTGGCTCAAACAAGGTTCTTTCGCTGGGCCAAGACAAACTATGCACTTGGAATGCCGGGCGCCAAGATTTCTGCTGATGTGCGCGTAAACTCGGCAGACATCTATGACGAGATGGTGAACCAGCTCAGTTTGGGAGAAGATGAGACACTGCAGCTCAACGTGTGTGTGATCGACTTTGCAGATGACGATTACTGGGCCGAAGAATACGTGGTTCAAAACAGGGCCGCTGATCTGGATGCAAACTGGGTGCCATATTTTGACGCACAAACAAGCACCCTGAAAATTGTGTTCGGGGAAAATGACGAAGAAACGTTCCCTGCCCCAACCGACTTTTTGTGGGGTATCGCTGATAAACAGCGGCGTATTCTGTTTGTGAACTATCAAGTGATTTTTCGCGATCCGGAAAGTCAGATTGTTAGTGTCGGCGAACCACAGATGTTCACCTACAGGATGGGTACAGGCAACGTTGTGTTCGACGCATTGAACACAGCTGTAGTGGATCAGATGGAAGAGTTTTATCCTGCAATTCCTATCCGGATCAAAAACAGGTCAGTGACCGAGCACCCTGATTTCGAGAACATTGCAAAAGGCTTCAAAAAGCTCAGCGGAGGGGCTGATATTGGGTCGGTGATCAGCTCGATCGAAGATAACGAATCTGTAGGAGACATGGATTTTGTCAACGTAGTGTTTGGCGTTGCATTGAACACAGAAGACCAAAGCGGTCGCAGTTACATGTACCGCTTTTTTCAGGAACTTCTGGATCGACAGCAATTTCGGGAAGCCGCTGGAGAATACAACGCAGCTTTGGTCAACAGCCAGATTCAGCAAAACAGTTTTAATGGCTGGGTTGCAGGTAACACATCGTATGCGCATCCGTTGTTTGGCTCCCCTGCCCCATCAAGCAGGGGCGGATTTTCGCCATTGCTCAACAGCATCAAAATCGAAATGCCCGGGCTGCGCAATTTCAGCATGACCCTGCGGTGGCGATACATCGGAGAGACGCAACATCTGGGAAACGCTGGTCTGATCGAACTGACAGGTCATGCTGCAGCCAAAAAAGGCGAGTATCTAACATTTGCGCAAAAAAACACTCTTGCGGGAACACAGATCCAGCAAGTGGGCTTTACGTTCAACCAAGTCGCGGCATCGCGTGACTTTGTTATTGTGCATCAGCTGTCTGCAACGCGGTATCGGAAGATCCTTGTGCGCGGATTGAAGCATGAAAATTACGTCTACAATTCGAAGTCTGTGACGATACTGCCGCAAGATGCGCTGGCCGAAGAAGACGAGTCTGGCTTTTTGATTCCGCTGCACCAGCCGACTGTGAGCAAAATGAGCTTGAGCCAACGGGCGCAGATGAGCAGCTGCAACACGTACATTGTGATCAACAGCTATCAGGTCGTAACGACCAAGTGGTATCAGAAAGGAATTTTCAAAGTCCTTTTGGTGATCGCAGCGATAGCGTTTGCTGTGTACACCGGTGGAGGCTCCTTAGGCGCCACAGCAGGCATTCTCGGGACAAACGCGGCAGTTGGTTTAGCGGTGGGCGCAACAGCGGCCACTGCGGCTATTGTAGGGGCTGCCGTGAATGCGGTTGCAGCAATCGTTCTTTCAAGAATTATCACGTCAGCCTCGACAGCCATATT